TTCGGCTCAGTGGCCTTGGGGTTATAGCTATCGCCAAAGGGTCGTTGGGTATCAACCTCATGTTGTATGGCTCCCACAAGGAACTACTTTAAATATAAACGGTGCGTATGTTGATCCATACAGGAGAACCGTTACGATAGGCGTTAATGCCCAATTTTACCATGTTCCACAGGTGCGAACTTTTAATTTCTATAATGGAAATCAAAATTTTTATAACAACAATAACTGGAGAAGATAATGAAAGACTATATTAAACAGACAGATGAAACATTTTACCTAGACTCTTACGGCTCAGAGGAAGAAGTTACAGAAAGTAATTTCTACATTCCTTCTGAGGCAGAGTATGAAGACTGGGGTGAGGATTCCGAAGACTGGGATATTTCTATAGCAAAACCCGGACTTTGGGAAAATATTCGTAAGAAAAAAGAAAGAGAAGGTAAGAAATACAAACCAGCAAAAAGGGGAGACAAGGACCGTCCAGATCCAGAATCTTGGAAAAAGGCTCAGAGTTTAGAATATCAAGGCCGCAAGGTTACGCTCAACAAACCTTTTCTAACTCCAAAAGGTCCAAAGAAAAGGTCTGTTTATGTTAAAAACGAGAAGGGTAATGTAGTAAAGGTGAACTTTGGCGACCCCAACATGGAGATCAAAAGAGATAATCCTAAAAACAGAAAGAGCTTTAGAGCTAGACACAAGTGCGAAACTCCCGGCCCTAAGTGGAAAGCTAGATATTGGTCTTGCAAACAGTGGTGATATTGTCTATAATAGAGTTGATAGACAGACTCTAACTTAGGAATATTTGAATGATAAACTTAATTGCACCCATAAATACTTTGGGTTACGGGGTAGCGGGATACAACATACTTAAAGAATTATACAAGATAGATAACTCTGTATCCCTCTATCCCATTTCTCAGCCGCAAGACTTTGAAAGCAAAGAACTTTATGAGGCAATATCAAATCAAGAAAGGTGTCTTATTGATAGACCTTGTGTTAAAATTTGGCATCAAAATGATTTGACCACTAGAGTTGGCAATGGAAAGTTTATAGGCTTTCCTATCTTTGAGCTTACTCATTTTAACGCAAAGGAAATAACAAGCCTTCATCACTGTAATAAAATATTTGTTTGTTCTAAATGGGCTAAACAAATTATCTTACAAAATACAAAATTTAAAGATGAAGATGTGCATGTTGTACCCCTTGGTGTTGATAATAATATATTCTCACCATCAGCCGTTTCTGGAAGACAATCAACCGTCTTTTTTAACTGCGGCAAATGGGAAAAAAGAAAAGGTCACGATATACTTCTAGAATGCTTCAACAATGCCTTTTCTGAGAATGATGATGTGGAACTATGGATGATGTGTGATAATCCATTTATAGGAGAGGGTAATAAAAATTGGCAAGACCTCTATAAAAATTCTAAGCTAGGAAGCAAAATAAGAATTATACCAAGACAGAAAACTCATCAGGATGTAATGAGCATTATGAGGCAGACTGATTGTGGTGTATTCCCCTCAAGGGCAGAAGGTTGGAATCTTGAATTACTAGAAATGATGGCTATGGGCAAACATGTTATTACAACTAATTACTCTGCACATACAGAATTTTGCACTCCGGTAAACTCAAGACTTATAAATATTAACAATTTAGAAACAGCTTTTGATGGCGTATTTTTTGATGGTCAGTTGGGGCTTTGGGCAGAAATTGCTCAAGATCAAAAGGATGTTACAATAGAATATATGAGAGATGTTCATACGTTAAAACAAGATGGACAACTTACTACAAACCAAAACGGTATAGATACCGGAAAACAATTTAGTTGGAAAAATTCAGCACAGGAGTTGATAAATGGATTATGATTTTGATGATGTAGATCTTACACCTAGACAAATATTAAATCTTTATAAGGGTGGTTTTGTAGGTAGCGTATGCGATCCAGAAGACACGGCGGCTCTGTTAGCAGAACTTCCTACTCCTGTATTTGGGGCTTCTGCTCATAGTCTATATGGATCTGGTAAAGGTAAGTTAAGCCTTCCTTTTAAAGCTTTATTAGATTTTGATTCCGGTTTTGGTCCATCAGAAAAGCAGACCACGGGGGATTGTGTTTCTCACTCCACTAGAAATGCTGTAGACATTACTCGCGCGGTAGAAATTAAAAATGGAGATAGGGAGGATTTCGTTGCTCGCGGCGCAACGGAGGCTATATATCAGTCAAGAAGCCATATGGGACAGGGTATGACTTGTTCTGGTGCTGCTAGATATGTTCATCAGAACGGCGGGGTGTTAGTTAGAAAAGATTATGGAGATGTAGATCTATCTAAATATAATTCTAGCTTGGGAGCGAGAAAGAAAATACCAAATAATGTGTATAAAACAGAGGCTCAAAAGCACCAAGTTAAAACAATATCAAACATCAGAACTATAGAAGAGGCTAGAGATGCGCTGGCTAATGGCTATGCTCTTTCTGTATGCTCTGGGTACGGCTTTTCTTCTAGAAGGGATAGTAATGGTATCGCTAAAAGATCTAGCGGTTGGAATCACGCTATGTGTTGGATCGCTTGTGATGATACAAACGAAAGATTAAAAGAAACGCTATACCTAGTTCAAAATAGCTGGGGCAAATGGAATAGTGGTCCAAGGGTAAATGGGCAACCAGAAGGTAGCTTCTGGATTAGAGAGAAAGATGCTAGAGGCATGTTATCGGGCGGTGGCGGCTGGGTGTTCAGCGATGTAGATGGGTTCCCAGCTAGAAAAATAGATTGGACAATCAATGAGGTATTTTGATGAACACACAACAAAGAGCGATAATAGGGGTTGTAATTATAGCTGGTTTTATTTTTTTTCAAAGTAAATCAGCAGAGTCGTTGACAACAAGCGATATACAGCCTATAATTGATGAGACGAGCGAGGCATTTGACGTAGCTCAGGCTAAGGTTTTTAATATTGTTCCTGATGATGACGACGAACCCTTGGGGCCAGATCCAGACGTTAATAAGTGTATATGCAAAGGTACTGGAAAGATAGTGCAGGGGGATGGTCATACAACCGACTGTCCATATCACTCTGTGTCTAGTCCTGCTCCCGTGGTGAACGAGGTGGAGGTGTTAGAGATGGGGGCATACTGTCCTACAATAACGGTAGAAAATCAAAAAAAAAATTACAGAAGACCTCTACTGTGGTTTCTACGGATGAGGTAAAGGTAAAGCCAAGAATGAAACAGGTTTTATTCTTTACGGCAAGTTGGTGTGGCCCATGTCAGCAGTGGAAAAGAACAGAGTTGGCAAAATTTAAAACTAATCCTAAGTGGAAAATATCGGAAAAAGCAGACGCTATGATAAGAATTGTAGACATTGATAAACCGTCAAACAAACAGCTTATGTTTAACAAAAAAACAAGATCAGTTCCAGAGTTTGTTTTACTTGTAAATGGTAAATATGATTCTAATAAAGTAGGTTTTCAGTCTGCGGAAACTATAGGAAAGATGTATAATAAGAAGTAGTGTTTATATCCTTCATCGGAAGGGTTTGTTTTTAGAAAAGGTAATTGGAGTAAGTTATGGATAAGTTAAAATCGTTAGGTAAGTCTCGTAGATTCTGGGTTTCAGCAATCGGCCTTGCCGCAGTTGTAGCTTCCGATCTTTTTGGAGTGGAATTGAATCAGGAGCAATTACTTGGTATCGTTACCATTGTTGCAGCTTGGGTTATTGGTGATACTGTACGAGAAACTAAATAGTAGGAAAATAAAATGGGTGAACTTAGTACGATTCAGTTAATTTTTATTGGTGTAGGAGTCGTTATTGCGGTTCCAGCTTTACTTGATTTATTGAAAGGGTTTTCTTTACCCTCTATCAGTAGACCTAAAAAAGCTGTGAAACTATCTTCTACGGTTGTTCAGTGGGAGTCTCTTTACGATTCTTGCAAAGCCCTTTGTTTAACAGAGGCTTGCAAGAAGTTAGACGAGACATTTCCTCTGTTGGTAGAAAGAGACGAGAAATGCGAAAATCAAGACTCTTTTGAAACGGAGGATAAAATTGAAATCCTCAACGACTAGAACCTGTCTAGGTTTACTTATAGTTCTTATTGGTTTATTTTTGCCTCAAATTCAGGAACGGATTCCTGATTTGATACCCAAGCCCATCGCTCCGGCTGTTGACATAAACGAGCCTACGCAGGAGATTAAAGAAAAAACCTTAAAGGTGGCAGAGAAAGTTACCGATGATAAAGATAGGTTAGACCTTTGTATTTTCAATAAAGAGTTTTCAGAAAGAATATTGACATACAATACAGATGTTCAGCAGGTAAACGATGTATATACAGAGGCCGCAAAGATTTTGTATAAAGATTCTTTAAAAGGTAAGTACGATGGGTATAGTGAAGGCGTTATATCTCTAGTCTCAGGGGTTACCGGAAGCGAAAACCACCAGCTAACACAGTCAGAAAAGCGTCAGCTTGGTGAAGTGTTTTCTGGTCTTGCTTGGAATTTATCTCAATGAAAGTAAGGATAACATTTATAGTATTGAAAAAGGATAACAACATAAGTCCTTTAAGAGAAGAACATTTAAAAGTTTACCTTGATGATGACAACAGTTTTCCTTTTCGTTATATATCTACAAAAAACGAGAGGCAAACGCTAAAGGAAATTTCAGAGAAACATCTAAACCTTGATTTTGAATGGATTAAAAAAGAGCTTTTTAGTTTTGAGGTCTTGAATAATGAAGAATGTGAGGTAGTATATCTAGCATGTATCCCACAAGTAAACGAAGTAGAAAAAATCGGATCTTTTTATACCCTGTCACAATTATCAGATATAGGAATTGATTTAAATAAAAATTATGAAAAAGCAATTTTCAAACGTGGAAGATCAGCAATCTGAGGCAAATCTAATATGTCAACTTTTAGTATATACAGAAGAAGATGGGAGTATTTATTTTACCTGCGACTGGGAAAGCTCGGAAGATGGAACGACGAGTCTAGCGGCTATGCTGTATAGGCTTTCAGAAGGGGCATTAATAGACGAAGTTATGGATAATTTAAAGTCTCAATGTGTATTAGAAGATAGAGAAGCTGACTATGATAAAATATATAACCTGTTTAGTAACTTAAAGGCACTAAAGGAGTCAGTGGACGAGTTGTCATCAGACAACATAGTAGTCAACCCGATAGACGCAACCACCTTTTAACTGTATGAGGCCAATATGTCAGGTCATAAAAAAATAGCTTGGGAAAGCTGGAACGCTAAAGTTGACGTTGTTTACACAACAGAACCTATGCAGGAAACACAAGATCAAGATTATGAAGAAGATCAGATGCCTCAATTCGCTATGGACCCCGGCTTCATATTGGAGCAGCAAAGAATTTTATACACTCCAATAGGCCCATATCCAGAAGAATCTATGCTCAAGCCTTCAGATAGGTGGGACTGCTGGATTGGTTATACTAATTTTCCGGTGACAAATAAAATGTCTAACGTATTAAATAAGGATGTAGAAGGTATCGAGGCGCTAAAGATACTAGGAAAATATTCTTTTTTTATTGGTGTTGCTAGAATGTTTGATATATCAGACGTTAGAAAAACTATTGAAGAAAAACTATGTACCTATACGGAAAGCGAAATACTATCAGATGAAGACACTCAAGAAACTGTAGATTTGGTTAAGAGTCAACTTAAAAACAATAAACACTGGTCTATTTTAGTTTCTCCGCAGGGGAAAGTTGACTATATAGTTTCTGATTTTATGGATGAGATTTATTTAGAAGGTCTAAATAGATTATTGGAATTGAAAAAACAAGCTGGCGGAATCGTACTTAGGAGCCAAGATGGATAAAGATATTGAAAATTACCTGAAG